GATATATCATCTCCCTTTATTGGACGTTTAGCTCCTGTTGGAAGTTCTTCAAGTCCTTCAAATACACGAAACTCACCACCAAGCGTATCTGTAAGTTCTTGCTTAGTGTACATAATACGCTTGAGTTCTTTTTGTGCCGCTTCAGGTGACTTAGCCATTGCTTCAAACAAGTCACCCTGTACAGAAGGTGCCGCCGCTTTAGGTGCGGCTTTCTTTGCACCACCTTTTACAATTTCTTTAATAAGCTTACTGAGGGCCACCTTGCTTACTCCCTTCTATTAACATCTTTGAAAGAACATCTGCCGCTTTCATGGCTTCCTGTTGGTCAAGGTTTTCTTGTGTCTTGATCAAATCAGAAATCATTTTCAAAGCTTCTATAGCACGTTTGTTGTTACGATCTGCTTCTTTCTCATCTGCTTTCAGAGTATTCTCTGCACCAAACTTGTATGCATCAAGAGCCAGCTTCTGTTCTTTCAGATCCAAATCACGTTGCTTTAATGCACCTTCGACAGATTCTTTAGCAAGTTGAGCCTGAACCTTTTGCTGTTCAATCTCAAGACGTTTACCTTCCATCTGAACCATAGCCTGTTCAGGTGTAGGTCCACCTTGTGCCGCAGCCATGTTTGCTTGCATAACTTGTTGAGCCGCTTGCGCCATGACCATCTCAATAACTTGTGGGTTCTGAGCGTTAGGATCACCTGCAGGAGCTTCTGCCATCATCTGACGTGTGACACCATTGACTTGTTCTTCGTACTTCATAACCATGTGTTCTTGAATGTTTGCTTGAAGAACTGGCGCAATACGTTGCATCATTGGGTTGCCACCATTCATTGGATCTTGCATGTACATAGTCTTGATCTGAATGTGTGCGTCATGGTTCTGACCTGCAAAGGCTTTGATAGGTAGACCCTTAACAGCCGCCTCAATGTCCGATACAGGATCAAGAGGTTGAGCCGCTAGTTTATCTGGTAGTATCTTGTCAAGGTTAGGAATGTTTGCCGCACTCAACAGTGTACGGTTTAGTTCTTCCATGTTGAACATACCTGGTGGTGCAGTCTGAGCCAACTGCATAGCCATTTGTGTCATCATTAAACGATGGGCTGAAGAAGGGATGTTAGGATCACTGACAGGGATCACGTCCACACGCCCATCGAAGTCACGTCTAAAGACATTCTCTGTAATTCCTGGGACATCGTAGGGGTACTCATTCGGCAAGAACTCATAGTTCAGCCGTGCCAGAATCTTAAATTCGTCTTTCTGTGACTTATGCAATCTCTTGTGAATAGCACTAAAGAACTTGCTAGAAGCTTCAAGCAGTGCCATGGTTGTACCTACTGGCCCATAACTTGATGCATCATTAATAACCTGTTCAGTTGTGTCAGCAAACTTCTGACCAGCTGCAGAGATAAACTGTAGCATTTGGAAGAGTGTGCCAGACGGTTCCTTGTATGGCAAAGGCACAATCGACTTGGTTAGATCCATGCCAGTTGCTTCAACTTCCTTAAACTCGCCAGGAGCTACAGGATCGTTATCACCTACAATACGTACACCCTTTGCTTTGAAACCACCTGGCAGATTGGCGAACTGTCCAGCGTCAATGAGGTTACGCAATGCTGCAGTCGCAGACATGGTAAGGTTGCCAAGGAAGTGGATTAGGCCAAGGCCATAAAAACCAAAGCCCGGTACAAAGCGATAGTGTGTGAAGAACATTTTCTTTTTCTTTGACTTGTCGTCTTCGTTCCAGTTACGGCGAATAGACAGAACTTTCTTAGACTGTTCTTCTATTGTTACAATATAGGGACAGGCATATCCATGCTCTTCAATGTCCAGATAGCAGTGCTGTTCAAGCAATACATACTGTGGATCGTCATCACCAGAAGGAGACAGTCCTAGAACCGTATCCATTTTTTCTGTCAATGCAGATTGTTCTGGCTGTTTTGCAGTGGGTAGATCTATTTCTGCATACATGCCTGCTTCAATCTGTCGATACAGTTCGTGTGGACTGCGATAGATAACATGGGTATACCTGTCAGCCCTGCGTAAGTCTGTGGCATAGTAGGACACGTAGAATTGATCTATGGGAACAAACTCACTAACAGGGCGTTCTTCTGCTGCGTCATAGTAGATTTTCTTAAACGCAGAACCTATCAAGGGAAGATGGAACAACATCCTCTCAAATTCGTCAAAGTATTCTGGCATCTGCTCAGTCAACTGGTAGTTCATAAAGTTCTGAACACGAGAAGCCTGACGCTGTTTATCTTCTGTAGCGTCACCTAATACCTGTGTTTTGACAGGACCAGCTGCTGGAAATAATTCTTGGGAAGCACGTGACTGGAACTTCACGGCTGATTCGATAAGCAATGGATGCACTGCAGTTGCGGCACCCTCAAATGGCTCAGTAGTTTCATCTAGCTTCAGACCTAGTAAGTCGAAGCCTCTTTCAAACATTGATTCCCATTCTGCACGAGAATCTCTGTCGGCTTCGTATTTATCGTAGACTTCGTTACCAATCTCTACGAGTTCGTCTTCGTCCATAGCTTCTACTAGGTTTTCATAGAAGCCACCTTTTTCCATGACGGCAATGCCATCTTCATCTATTTCAATCTCTACTGGTCCAAAGTCTACTTCTACTTCGCCAGTCTCTGGATCTAGCTCAATACTTACATTGTCTGACGTATCACGCTCCACATCCAATGCAATGACATTGCTTATGGGTGCGTCAACCTCATACGGATTTCTTTCTGTTGCCATTATTTACGTGTCCTTGTAAATTAGTTATATGATCAATTTTTATATTATACTATCAAGTGCGCCAGTACGCAACCCTCTTTTGTCTTCTATAATTGACATCATCTTCCCAGTCAGGGTCTTCGGGGTGAAGCAGGTTCCAGCTATCCTTCATATAATGAATAGCCATGGTCATGCAGTCAACTTGGTCATCGTGTGCGCCATTCGGGAATGACATACACTCCTCAAAGAGATCGTCTGCAAACTGCTTATCCTTTGGTATCCATACACGGCCTGATTCCATCATGGGTGTCGAAGCATACACACGTGCTACCTTGTCACGGTCAGGTAGATAATCCAGCACTGGCAAACCAGCCCTTCTCATATCCTGTATGAGTGACTGACCAGAAGCTTTCTTTTCTATGATGCATACGTCAGGTCTGTAGTCCTGATATAACTCTTGGGCTAGTCTACGCAGTTCTGGATATTCAAACCTGCCCCGGACGTTACCAAGCAGTATTAGGTTAGACGTAATCATCTCACCGCCATAGTCGTCCTTCTCAAACTGGCTAAAGATACCCCAAGTCTGTACAACGCTATAGTCAGCCGTTCTTCGGGTACTAAAGGCCGTGTCATATGTCTGGATAATAAAATCACAAGCCGGGGGTTCGTCATAGTCCCACCACTGGAACCAACGCTTCTTGATAATACCACCATCATCTGGGCTGGGGTCTTGCATGTACAAGGAGTTCCAGTACCTTGCACCGTTGGTTGCTCGTATTTCCTGTTCGTCAAGCTTTAGAACTTCGTCAGGCTTCCACTCAGGAAAGTATGATGTACCTACAGGTAGCCCAAGTAGCTCTGATGCGGTGTCGTCAAGCCATGCAGGTATGCTAATAACTTCCCAGGGGTACTGAGATTCTTCTACAAGTGATTCTTGTTTTAACAACCAACCACACAAGTCGTCATAGTGGTATCTTGTATTCACAATAATAATGGCACCATTGGGCATGATACGTGTACGTAGACCTGCAGGGTACCATTCCTTGATATACCTACGACCTGCCTCACTGAAGCTGTCTTCTTCAGACATTACGTCATCTAGTAAGGCCACATGCGCACCACGACCTGCTACCTGGCTTCGTACACCTGCAGCATAATAAGAACCATTCTTATTTGTTTTCCATTTACCTGCAGCTTTCACGTCACTTCGTAGTGACACACCTGTAAAGATCCTCTGGAACTTCTCAGTGTTGACAATATCACGGACAGTTCTACCAAAATCACTAGCAAGCTGGTCAGAGTGTGACACTGACATAATCTCATGGTTAGCAAAGTTACCAATGTACCATGCAGGAAACAGTTTACTACAAACAACAGACTTAGATGAGCGAGGTGGTAGGAATACCATAAGTCTCTTGGTAGTTCCGTCCACGACACCCTGTAGCTTTTCACACAACAATTCAATATGCCTACCCATTTTAAAGTCTGACACAATTGTGGGTGCAAAGATCTGTACAAAGGTAAGAAAGTCTTCCTTTGCCTTGTGGTTGTTGTAGTTATTAAGCTTGTCTCGTAAGTTTAAATAGTCTGATACACCAGAAATGTCTGGAAGATCCTCAGTTGAATGACTATCTAGCATTAAGTAGGCTCACCTTTTTGTTTAATACATTTATATTCAATGAATGTAACTGGTGGTGTCCCTTCAAATGACACAAAGTCTGACACCATTTCAGTTATTCTAGCTTTACACTCTATCTCAGTCCTATATAGACCTTTATTA